ACCTTGAGCATGTTCGTAAGCACCTCACGAGTCCGCTCAACAAACCGTGGTTTTGCTGCGGGTTTGTACTGACACGCCTTGCAGAAATTAACGTAACTGGGATAGAGAGCACCGTATGCGTTGGACACAAACCAACCTTTTTCCTTCTCGTCGGTGTTGGGAGTGAGAGCGCCCCGGCCGATAGGCGTCACAGAGTTTGGTGCATAGAGAGTGCAGTCAGCAAGCCAAGCAGCAAATTGGCTGTTGAATACCAGAGCTTCGATATTCGTCTTGTTGATGGATGGTGCATGTTTAGAGGGGTTAGCAAGGACATCACGCATTTCCTCATGAGTCATCTTGAGTGCCCAGCTGACAATACCGCTGAGCTCTGGCATAAATTCACCTTCGATCCGATCGTCGTGGACACTGATTAGTTCTACGCGGCTGCTGGCTGGTACAACCTTGTCCATCACGATCGTTAAACGCCGACGCTCAAGACCACTTGTCGAGTCACTCGACGAGATGTGCTCATTACTGGCGATACAGACCAAACACTCAGGTTTGAAGTTAATGATTTCCTTTCCGTACTTTCGCTCGGCTCGGAGCGTATCGGAGGCGGACGTTAGCTTTTTAAGCGTGTCCATTCGTTTGTTGTAGTTGCTTTCGTCAGTGAGCAGGAGCAGCCTTTTACCAATGAGGTTGAAGGTTTCGAACTGGTTGTCGTGAAGGGTTTGGAGACTTGAGGTGTGAGTTGAGTGGAAACCCGCAAGTGCGACCAACAGCTGCTGCATTGTGGATTTACCAGTGCCACCGGGACCCACGAGGTGTAGGAACCGCTCTCCCGATGTATATCCCGTAAGAATCGCTCGGCAAAAAGCCTGGATTAGGATGTCCTGTCCTGGGTCGAGAGCCTTCTTAAGCCAAGTAAGAAACTTAGGGCACGAGGACTTCTCTACGTATTCGTAACCCAGTTTGTGGCGAAGGTAGAGCTCTTTATGAAGTCCTTCTTTGAACTCGAGAGTCTTTAGATCGAGCACTCCATTACTGAAAGGCACGACATTTTTAGACGTCGTCCAGATGCTTTCCCTGCCGTTGCGGACAGACTTCAGGAGTTTTGGCTTGAGTAGCTGGTAAATACTCGAGACCGTGGCAGCTGTATAACGTGATAGAAGACCAGCCTTAACAACGATGTCAAGGCAGTCGGTGATATAGAGACGAGTATGCTGCTCGTCGTATAAGTACCAGACGCCTAGTTCTTGGTCGTATCTATAAAACTGATCGAGCGTGTTGTCGTAAAGAAGATTACCTCCAAGATTGGAGATAAGTGTGTCTGCAATAGTGTTTTCTGTGACCTTCTGGTTTGCAGAACCACCTCCTTGGAGGTCAACCAGCTCCTTCGGGGAATCAGGAGTTTTCATTTGTGTGAGGTTTGATTGAGTTTGATTTGATGTGTCCTCTACCTGAGTAGAGGTGGAGAGCTCGAAAATTGACGCGTCGAGAACCGAGTTAATCTGCTTCTTGCGAGCTGAAGCGAGTTTCTCCTTATCTTCGTCGGTCGCGTATCGATCAAAAGTCGAACGGCTTACCGACTTTACTTTCTTCCAGATCGCCAAAGGACCAAGCTCAGAGGCGAGCGAGATCGCTGGCAGAAGGGAAGCAGTGTCTCTTACCGAAGAGAGGATGCGGTAGAACTTGCCATTTTCATCGTGATGGTACTCATAGATGTTATAGAACGCATCCTGTGCTGTTGTCAAGGGTGAGACGCGCACAGCGATCTTGCGCTCGTTCAGCCAGTTCACCCAACCGACTAGCTCCTTGGCGACAGAAGCCATCGTTGAGCTCCGGTCAAGAACCTCTTCTCCGTCCAAGACTGAGCGGACGGTGTGGGAGACAAGAGCGGTGAGGTCAATCCCTCGAGGAGAAACCTCAGCACTTTTAAGTATCTCGATCGCTTCGTCGCCTTCATCGGTGCTCTCTACGGGAAGCGTGGCAAAAAACCGCAAAGCATCGTCGGTCTTCTTCGCGGGGATGAATCGACCTGGAGCGCAGATCAGATCAGTCTCTTCTTTGGGTCCGTAGAAAAGGTTCGGGATCGTAGTGGCTCTGACGTCTGACCCAGGAATCTGTTTATAAATCTCCTTGGAGAACCACTGATAGAAATTGGCATCGATTATTGGTTTCTCTAAGCCAAAGACCAAACGAAAGCGAGGCCAACCTTCAGATGTAGAGGGTGAGTAGTAAGCAATCGTCAGATACTTTTTACAGATATCAAGCTCAAGAGCTTCCTCAACTGTCAGCTCTTGTTTTTGTACTTTGTTTCCGTCCTTATCTTTGTGATCTGCCTGATTGTCAATATCGACAATAATTAAGCCTGCTTTTATTACACCCGTTCTATTTGCTTTACGTTTGCCTTCGTGAAGGTGCCAGGCGCAGAGACCACTCTTCTGCTTTAAGTGAGCTACCAGCTCCCCCGTGGAAGCCTCCAGAGCCTCCCAGTTTTCGTTGAAGGCGGTGAAGTTACCTTTTGCTTCAATCTTGCCCGTAATCGCATCGACGTGCTTAGCGACTACAGAGTTGACTGAGCAGATGAACTTCATGGAACTCACGGAGTGACGTGTATTATGGCGCTGGTGCGCAAAAAAGCCAAGGCTGCAAATCTAAAAAGATTATGGAGCGCCCGCCCTTCCTTTCCCCTGGGTTCAGTTATTTTGTCACTAACCTTCCCTAAGGTAAAGCGTTCTGATTGTCGTAATACTGTTTTACGACTTCAAACCAACTTGCCTCATCTTTCTCTACATCTTCCTCGTTAAAGGTGAATATTTGAGTGTTGTACTCTTTGATCGCTGTGGTAACAATGATCTGAGTCTTTTTAATTTTAATTCCGAGGCAGGCTTCTGCCGCAGCTTTATAAGCGGCCAGCTGTAGTCTTGTCTTCTTCGTTTTAAACACTCCGGAGATGAGTGCTTTCTTGGTTTTTTCGTCGAGATTCTGATCCTTCTTGGGGAACCTGGCTGAGTAGGGACCGTTGCTAGTTTTAAAGTCGGCAAGGATTATGTCTGCGTTTCGATCCATGTAGATGAGGTCGCAGCAGCCCGCATACCCGTGACCGGTTTCGGGGTCGTAATAGTGAATCCTGCCTACTCCGTCGTCACCGACGTACTTTGACCAGGCTGGTTGGTTGAACGGTTGTTCTGACCAAAGAACTCTGCCTCCCTCGAGGAGATTATCTAAGAGTTCAGGCATCCCCTCCCAGTAGAGACGGTACATCTCTGGCGGAACGACCCTAAGTCCTCGAAGATAGTTTTCCACACTGTTGTGGATCCAGGTCCCTCGTTCGGCTGCTTGTTCAGCACCACCAGGATTCATCTTGTTCCAGTGAGCAAGTTTTTTCCGCGTGGCTTCTGATTGCGTCGCGCTAAGTATTGACGTTACCGACGGAAGTGGCTTAGGTACACCATTACAAACGTAATGTCGTAGTCCGTTTACAGTTACTCTAGTGTCAGACACTTCTTTATAAGTCAGAAAATTCCGGTCATTCCGTTTGGACCCGGCTCCTCTTCGTCGTCCTCGGTCTCCAAGAAGAACTCCTGCTTTTGATACTGATACTCACGATTTCTCTGATCTAGCTCAGACATCAAGCAAAGTGATGCTGAGAATGCCTCGAGCACAATCTCCGCACACTCTTCAGATCCTCGAGCCTTACCTTGGTAGTCAACACATTCCGTCAGCAGCTGGTTTCCTGCCATCAGACCGGTGATTTTGTCCAGCTTGACGTTCTGCTCTTTGAGCAGCTCGCTTATCTGATCAAGCTTGTGAAGGAGCTGCTTGCTCACGGGGCTAAGATTTTTGGTTGCTGCCAGCCTACTTCGTATTCAATAGTTGTATTAGTAGGTGCTGCTCCCAATGGAAAGAACACAAACCACGCAGACGTCACAGAGTCTTTTAGTTGTTTGTTGTCCGCACGAAATGACGGGCGAGGACTGAGAATCTTTAGGTTTACAAGATTACTTTCTTTAAGAAAAGACTCTCGCTTCCGCGTGGGCTCTAGCAGGGACAACCGATCGAGCACGATCACACCGTGTCGTGTCACGTCTAGACCGTACTCAAGTATCCAGTTTGTCTTATCGCCTAACCCCTGAGTGATCGCAATAACCCAGTCAAACCTGCCTCTCTGAGCTTCCCACCATTCGGGGTCTTCGATATTGTCGGGGTGTTCGTTCGTAGTAATACTGTCGACATTGTACTTTTCTACTTGTTTTTTGAGGCCTCCTGTGAAATCTGAAGGAAGTAAAATGTTTCCATAGCAGAGGCCCGACTTCCCGATAGGGTCGAAAACAAATTTAGGGACTTGATAGAAGGACATGGCAGAGAGGGATGTGGTTGAGACGCTGAGGAGTTACATGACTCTTGAGCAAGATTTTGCGCTTCGTAGGTTCCAGGACTCTTTAGCTAAACTTGAGACCAAAGAAACGGCTGAGGCGCTCAGCATAGTCTACGCCAACTATTTAATTCGGGGTGCTTTGCTTGAAAACATCGTCAAGTGGTGCATCACGAATGATGTCGAGCTTCCTTGCTTCGGCGACCTGATCAGCATGTAACCAAAAAAAAGGAGAGGCTGTCGCCTCCCCGTGGGTGCGGTTGCAAGGAGATCAGAACTCTAACCCAGCGGCTTTGAGGGCAGCTTTTTGGTCGTCGGTCAGCTCCTTTGGAGCGCTCTTCTTGTCTGCAGAGGGAGGCTCTGCCTTGGCTTTCTTAGGATCGCCTGCCGTGGGAGGGAGAGACTGGAGAGAAGCAGGAGCCTCTCCTTCAAGACGCTTCGGGTTGGCTTCCACGAAGGAAGCCTTTAGCGCCGCGTGATCCTCTCCCAGAGGAAGCTCAACCAGATTCGCACCGGGGATATGAGAACGAAGTGCAGCTGATACCAGCTCTCCTCCATCCGACTCCAGCCAGTTCGAGATGTCTTCAATGAGTTTCTTCTCGTCGTCGCTTTGTGCGGGGCGATCTTTAAATTCAAGAGCGTTGTAATTGATCTTGGCACCGTCAGCACCCGTCACAGGGTCCCTTTCAGTGAAAGATTTTTGCACGAACTTGGTGCTGGTGATCACCTCCCCAACATTGATACGGTTGTTGTAGAGCGTCTGGAAGAACGAAATAAAGTTCTTCTGGCTCGATTTACCGCTAATGATGCTCGTGCAAACGCAGCGTGGAGGAAGAAGACGGTGAGAAGGTGTAACACCGATGTAACTAATACGAATAAACTCCTCATGCGAGCGCATGCCAAGGTTGCCAAAAAACGGCGTGAACCCAAGCAGGACAAACTCGATGGGGACACCATTGTCGTTGCTGTCCACGATGGCCGCGTCAGGATCAGTGTCGGACTTCCAACGACGCGCTTGAAGATCGATGCGCAGCGTGTGCGGCGGTACTTGGCAGAGAATTTCATCAGCCGAAAATTTGCCTGCGATAAAAACCATGACGAATCAGAGCGAAAAATCCAGAGAACCGAGAGCGGCAGTCGAAACGCGACCCTTTTCGGGGTCGGCAGCTTTTTTTGGTGCGGAACGCTGAGTCCGTGGAAGGTAGACGATCTTTTCTACTCCGTAGTTGATGAACTTCTTCTCCTCTTTCTCCGAGGTGCTGACCCGACCGACAGCAATAGTCGGTGTTCCGGGTGGAAGTTCTGCGAGCTGACCGGAGAGTTCGTTCCAGCAGCTCAGTTTCATCCAAGAAGTCTCTTGTTCTTCCTCGCGCCAGGCGATAGACCTGTTGGTAACAGTGGCGTCCCCGAGTTGAGTTTCCTCTGCTTTGGGTCCGAGACCACCAGTGGCCAGAAAGATATTGACGGCGAGCAAGTCATCCCAGTTGTCCTTACGGACGATCAGGATCGGTTGCATCTTTAGAATTCCGTCGGGGTCTGACTTAGTAGGTCCGATCGCAAGGAAGGTCTCGTTTTCTTTAAGTTCTTTCAGAAGCTTTCCCACATAGTGGTCTGCTTTCTGCACGAGAGAGATCTTCGTGGTCGTCTTCTTGTCACTCGAGGGCAGTGCAACCGCATTGACGTTCACAGTGCCTTCATCTTCGAGCGGTTCATCTTTAACTTTGAGTCCAAGAATGAAAACGTTCATGTTTGAGGATTCGATATACCGTTGAAGTGTGGACTTTAAGCGCCTTGGCGATCTCTTTGACAGGGACGCCTTGGCTAGCGAAGGCTAAGGCTAAATCCTTGTCGGCGCCAGTGGTTTTGGACGCCTTCATGTTCTTGTAAGAATTGTGGAAGGGGTTCACACAGTTCTTCCTTTTGCAACTGTTCATCACAAACACATCCTTACCGATGTCCAAGTAATCTTGTACTAACCTACGCACGTAATACCTTCTCTTGAGTGCGTATATGGCAGGCGTTCCGTTTGTGTAGCTACCCGTCCAGGGGCAGCATTCTTTCTTGGGGAAGTCGCTGTAGGCGAGTCTTCTAAATAGCTCGCTGATTTTGCAGGGAGCAATCTCCTCATAGGTCAGGGAGAAAGCATCAGCCTTTAAGGCCCTGGCGATATCGGACGCTTGAGCCTGAGCGTGGCTTCCGTCGTTTGCTGTCAGATCAAGTGCTATCTCTTGATTGTTTCGTTCGAGAATCAGACAATACTTAACAAACGTCATTCGGCTGCCATTCTGCAATAAAAAAGGGGTACAGCTTGAACCGTACCCCGGACTGTCTAGTTAGCGCACGTCTTTACGGAGCTAAACGATCCCCAGAGCTTCCCTTGCTTTCACGCCAACGTGCAAATTCTCTTCCTGAATTTGCTGTTTGATTTGGTCGTCAGTTAAGCCTGCGTTGCGTGCTCTTAGCACAGCTTCATACCCAATAGTCCCTTCGTTTCCGTTAGGACCGATAAAAGCTGTGATTGAGTCAACAGAAGCCATTTTTACTAATGGTTCAAACACGCGAAGTTTACAGCCCTAAAGATGACCGTGCAGCAGCACCGAAACCTAATCCTTGGGCTGCAGCTTGTTGGCGAATCTGAGCATCCGAGATGCCCTGGGCTCGCGCCCTATTCACTGCCTCCAAACCGAGGGTTCCTGCATTCCCGCCACCAGCAAAATTAATGAAGCCACTTAGATTGCTTGCGCTGCCACCACCGCCACCACTTGTGGCCGCAGGTCGAGCTTGTTGGATACCTAGTTGAGAAGCCGCTCCTTCGCCAAAGTTTAAACCTTGTTGCTTAGCCAGGTCCTTAATTAGTTCATCACTTAGGCCTGCCCTCCTTGCTCCTGAGAGCGCGGTGAGCCCGATAGTTCCAGACGTTGCTCCGGAACCCTGATACTGACTGAGGTCACTTAAACCTAAAGATTTAGCTGCTTGCTCTCCGAAACCGACGCCCTCTAATGCTGCTTTTTTTATGACATCTTCCTTGGTGTAGCCATGTTCGAGAGCACGACCCACTCCCATAGCTCCAATCACTCCCTTGCTTGGGTCGCCCATCTCGTCGATAAAGCTCGTTAAGAAACGCTCCTCGAAGGGTTCTTCCTCGGGTGGAACAGGAGTTGGCGCTCCCCCGCCACCGCCCAGCGGTTCAGGCGCTAAGGAGAACACAGAAGTACGAGAGAATTTAGGCGCATTAGGTGAGACCTTATACCCTAAAACTCCCCCTCGTCCTTTTTCTAGATTTGATGTTTTGAACTGAGGTGCCAGACCTTCAAAGCCGTTAAATTCGTAGCTCTTACCTTCCTCGTCTTCCTTAAAGAGGTCCAGGAGGTTGATACCAAACCTCTCCAATGCGAAGTTCTTAGGCACCTTGTAACGAGTGGCGGTCATCGCTTAAACAAGTCTTTGGATCCAGTATAAGTTAATTCCCACAACGTAATTCAGTATCTTGCGGTGTACGAAGGCATGCCTCCGAAGGAGGGTGATGCGCTCTCTGCGTCTTTCTTCTTCTCAAACTGTCGGAAACCGCCAAAAGCTTCTGGAGTTTTCGGAGCGTTATACCGAGTTTGGTCTGCTTCGAACTGTTCAAAAGCTGTTTTTTTCTTTGCTTTACCGATTTGAGCCAGCTCTGGGAAGTAGTTAATTAACTCGGAGCCACCGCCACTCTGGGGTGTCAAGGCAAACCCAAAAAAATCTCCTGCGAAGCGAGTCATGAAACCTAGATTTTTAGTAAGTCTAAGGCTTCAGTTGAATAAAGAATCGCTTTAGATCGAACCCAGGACCTACGACACCTTTAAGCACTCGCATTGTCATTTTTGCTTTTTCGTGGTCAACAAAGTATTTAGCGCTTTCCTTTTCGTTGGTGAACGAAACCAGCTTCTTCTTCTCTTTATTTAGGCAGTCGCTTACGTACTCCTCACCTCTTACGATGACCCACACCTCTTGGAAACTAAGAAGCGGCATCGCTTGGGTGTCCGCAAGGGTGTAGAGCTTTTCCGAACACCTTACTTTCTTTTTTTTACTTTTGGTAGTTATTTGAATTTTTTTATCTTTTGCAGGCTTGCTACTTACCTGAGCATCCCTGAGTTTTTTTTCTAGACTCCGCGCCCCATTTGCTGCCTTTAACGCTGAGTCGTATACGTCTACGGTGAAGCATACGTATTCTTCTTTTCTTATACAGCCCACATAACCTTCATCTGTTTTGGCTGTAAATATAGTTTTATCAGTGGTCTTTAGAATTTTTGTAATTTCCACGAAGTGGTTTGATCCGCTACCGTGGACCATATCAGTCCTCTGGCGGCGAGTCGAGTGGGGCTAGCCGAATTTGCAAGTGTTCCGAAGGGGTCTTGAATCCGTCCCAGAGGACTTCTACATAAACGTGTCGAGCACCGTTTTTATTCGGTTTTAAAAAAGTCCTGACTACGGTTCCTACACGTTGGTTGTACCCCATCTCAACGCACTTTTTAATCCGATCAGTATGTCTATTGAACGGGTTGGTGATGTTGTGCTGGAACTTCCGAATCTCTTTGACCCTATCTCCCTCTTTGAATTTGGGTTTGGGCTCAGGCCTTTTTCGTTTCGTTGTCGTGGTCATCACTTCTCCGCCCATGTGGGTCCAGTGCTTGCGTCGGCCTTTGCAGGCACGACTTTGAGGATAGTCTCCGCTGCCTCAAGCATGCATCGTTCGAGAATATCTTTATATTCTTTCACTCTATCTTGCTTAGCTTCCAACACAATTTCATCGTGAACACATGCTACAAGGAAAGCATCTTCGCCAAGATGTTCATTCAATTTAGCCAGAGACAACTTGAGGATGTCCGCTCCTGCTCCTTGGATCAAGGTGTTTGCGCTGACGGTCATAGTCGCGTCGTCGTAACTAAGTAACCTCCGTCTTCCCGTTGGAGTCCTGACGTAAGTCCATCCGTCTTCGACAAGTGCTGCGCGTTCCCTATGCCACTGCTTGAGTCGTGGATATGCCCTGTGGAAAGCTGAGTGAGCAACCTTAGCGTCCGACAGTGATATCACCTTTCCTGACTGCGCTGCATACGTTTTGTACTTGCGGAAACCCATGCCGTAGAGCAGCGCAAAATTGAGCGTCTTGCCATCTTGTCTTTGATGCTTTTTGACCTCTTCGAGGGGGACCTGATAGATCAGACTTGCTGTAACCGTATGAAGGTCGTGACCCTCCTGAAAGGCTTTGATCATCTGAGGGATATTGATCAGCTCTGCACCCAAGCGCAGCTCAATCTGACTGAAGTCGCAGATGATCAGCTCAAACCCAGGAGTTGCTACGAAACACTCCCTAAACTCTGTCCCTCGTGGGATTTGCTGGGCGTTAATAGCGAAATGGTCTTTGATCTTCTTGGCTGTGACTTTTTTAGCTCCAGAGGAGGTAAAACGACCTGAGTTAGCTCCGTACTGGTTATATCCGCTGTGTATCCGCTGAGATACAGGATTGATATTTACCAGGAGTTTTTCGACGTGCTCCAGTTTGGTCTCGATTTTTGTGCGCTTTCGGTAAAGGTTTAAGAATTTGTCATCACTGTCGAACTCCGACAAGGTGACTTGATTAAGCGTTGGTTTACCTGTTGCTGGAGCGATAGGTAGTTCAACACCAAGAGCCTGGAAGCACCTGATGCACTGCACACCAGATCCGGGATTGAAATCCTTTCGCTGTCGCTTTCCGATTGCCAGTGTTCCATCTAAGTTTCGCGGAAGTTTCAGTTCCGGAGGAAGTGCCTGATCAAGCTCAGTGCAAAATTCTATAGTAACTTTGTTTAGCTCTTCGGTAATAGTTTCTTTTAGTGCTACTAACTTACTAACATCTACGTTAAATCCTCTATGGCACATTAATGCCACTGGGCGAATACATTTTGACTCCAGTCCGTAGACGTCGACTAAGGATTCTTCAACGAGTTCCTTCAGTTGGTCCGCAGCTACAGCCGGGAGCAGATCAACGTCTTTGGCTGCATATTCAATCTGTTCGATATCGAGATCCTCTTTACCCCAGTCGCTTACCTGCTGTTCCTTCGAGATCTCCAGCTCTAAGCGTCTCTCTACCACTGCCTTCAACGAGCATGAGACGTCTGCAAAGTAGGGCTTCTTAGCCTGTGGCGATATCCGCTTTTCCTTAAAGCCAGCGCGGAGGCACTTTTCCGCGATGAAGGTGTCGAAAATCTTTCCCCTAAAGTCAATCCCCATCGCCAAAAGAAACTGGAGATCAAAGTTGAGGTTGTGCCCGAGGAGCATTTCTCTTGACTCAATGAGCTCCTTGAGACCCTCAGTCGAAGGAATTTTAAAAAGATCAAGAACGTAGACAGTCCTGTCTTCGATCTTGTCGTCAGTGCTGCAGAGCTGAAGCAGTCTTGCCTTGGCTATACGAGCGTCTAACCCCGTGGTTTCGAAGTCAAGGCAAAGTTTCGGGACTGTTTGAAGTTCTTTGAGAGCTTGGTCGAACTTATTTTGATTTGATGCGAGAAAGATTTTCATGGGGTGTGTAGAAAGGGGTGCTCAAAGCACCCCGTTTTGACTTCAAGCTACAGCTGAGTAACGAGCTTTGGTACGTACACGCTTAGACCAACCTCGTACGATGAAGTCGCTAACGTCGTTCCAGAGCTCAGCTGTCGTCAAACCTTCCTTAGTCAATTCGACCTGATAGACCACCCGCCGCAGCAGTTTGGAGTTTCCGTTTAGGCGACGATCTTTGGAACCAAACTCAGTTGTTTCGTGAGCCTCGACCATTCCCCACTCGGCAAGTTGGGTAAGTCCTTCGCGAAGAGCAACGTATATCGGTGACGCGTGGTAAGCCTCGGTCTTGCTTTCTTTAGCTCTAACCACGATCGGCTTTAGGTTGCCATCAGAGTCCCTAGCGAAACCACGGAAACAAGACGAGTCTGCAGAAACTTCGCCACGAAAAGCAATCTCGTTGACTGTGGCAACGGCGATCTGCCTCAGGGTCATTTTGTCTGACTTTTGCAAGGCTTTGAGGATCATCGCAGCACCCAGTGCCTTGAGGCTGTCTTGGGAGCAGAGTTCCATGATCGCCTGATCGCTGCTAATGGCGATTCTTTGGTCTTGCTGGATCTGCGTGATGCGGACCCTGGGAGCCCTCTTCTTGCGCTCCTTAGCCTGAGGGAAGCCTTCGATTGCCACCTTCGCTGCTAGCGATGCAAGTTTGGGGTTTTTTGACTCGACACTGAGAGCAAAGAGCTTGGAAGCGTCAAGCTTGCTGAAGTCAACGTGGTCTGCGAGATCGATCACCACCTCATTGGTATTGGCGGCTGCTTTGATTAAGGCGTCTGCTTCGGTGTTATCGAGGCTGGTTTCGCCAACTTTGAAAAGCAATTTCATGTGAGATGCATAATGATGCCGCCTGAGCTTACAAACCTTTTTGTGAAATGGAAGTGGTGGGCTGCTTTCTTAAGGTTCTTTTCGGTTTTGCTTTCTTGGGTAGCTCCTTTCGACGGTGTTGACGAGCTCTACATGCGCACACCAGTCAACTATCATCTCTGTGAGTTGCATGGACATCAACTCGAGGTCGCAGCTCGCAAAGCGCACTCCACAGTCCTTGGTAGTCAGGTTCTCAACTCCATAGTTTTCCGCAATAAATGTCTTCAAAGGTATTGAGCACTCGATCAGTTCTGAGCTCTCAGTTAACTTTGTTAGGTTAAATATGTAAGATTCGCGCAAAAATTTTATATAAACTCCTTGATATTTAATACTAGTTTCAAGGCTGGGGCAGCTTAGATCTGCGTAACACCACTCCAATTGATCCTGTACCCAGTTTTCCAGCTCGAACTTCGTGGTGAATGGGTTGTACTCGTTAAGGATCCTGGAGACCTCGTGGCTTATCGCTAAGCGTTCCATCGTTATTGACTTCCGTCCAGAAGTGTTTCCCTCCGAAGATCTTATTGCAGACTCGCAGTTTGCCATCGTCGCCAAGCGATAGGTCGCCCAGTTTTACCTTGCGTGCGAGCTGTGCTGTCTCATATTCATAAAAATCTATGATCTCTTGTATGTCTCTGTTGTCTTTCTGTTGTTTGCTGAGCACAGGGAATGCTTCCTAGAAACAATTTTCAACGTAGTGCATCTTGGAATAGACCCGCACTGGACGGGTCGTTCAGGATGTCCACAAGCTGGACGTTATCACTGAACTCCTTGAGTGCCTTGGCTTTTGTCCCGATACAGAAGCTGTTCCACTGCAGATCTCTATCTTCTTTGAATCTATTTAAACGGCGTATAAAAGCATCGGGGACAGTAGCGTCTCCGTCGGTGATCATCAGTACGTCCGTTTTGTAATCGATAGCCGCTTTCGTTAGAGCGTGGTTAATCACCTCTGCAAAAGACGTGCCGCCATGAGTGACCCAGGTGAGGATGAAGTTCAGAAGCTCTTCGGCGTTACTGGGGTCTCCTGCTGCCAGGTCCACTGTCTTTTGAACCTTGGTGTCGAAGAGGTGTATCTGAACATCTCTCTTCTCTTTCAAGCACTCCTCTGCAACTGTGTAGGCGATAGCTTTACTCCAAAGTTCAGCGGAACCGGCCATGGATCCACTGATGTCTACGTACATAACTACGGGTCCTTTGGAGATGTCCTTTACCTTTGCCTCGTAGTTTTTGGTGAGAAGTGTTTTCTGAGAGTACTTAAGAGCAAAGAGAGCTTTTCCCTGCTCGGTTGCAGCAAGAGCCAGCTCGGACGGAAAAGTGTGAATGACATCATCTGTGAAAGAGGCGCCGACGATGTCGCTGTAGTTTGACTCTGCACGTTTGGCGCGTTTGCGGTCGTTCCATGCTCGACGAAGTGCACCGAGTTTTTGGATGAATTGTTTCATGCTCGGGTTGTGCGCGAGCTTTTTGGCGAGTTTCTTTTTTGCCGCTAGGTCATCACCGTGGCCACCGACACCCTCTTGATTACCTGCGAGGGAATCCATCGCTTCCTTCAACTCTTGCGCGTCTTCTCGGACGCCTTCCATGGCTTTTGATATCTCTGTTTGTAGTTCTGCCTTCACGCTGTCGACTGCTTTCTCAATGGCTGCGCCGAGCTCCTTGCCTTGTTTCCGCAGTTCCGCTGCAGCCTGATCATCACCTCTTTCCTTCGCCTGAGTGAACTCCTCGCGAAGCTTTCTGAGTTTGTCTCCCCCACTTGCGATCAGTTGTACATCGATCTTGTTGCTCTCGATGTAGTCCTCAAGAAGTTCACTTATTTCATTCAGGATATTCACCGCATTGTTACCTGAGGTGAACTGATCTCCCACAGATAAACCGAGGATATACTCCCATGCCGATGAGTTAATTACGTCCGCAAATAAGCCATACCAGAGAGAGTTTTCGGGTTTATAACCTTCAGGGAAACTAACCGGCTCTCCGTTTTGTTTCTGACGGAAGTAATTCTCTAATGCATCGAACGTGATGAGAGGCGTGGTCACCTCTCCGTTGTACAGATAGTCGAATAGCTCTTTGCCGAAACGAGAGAGCTGAACAAAGTCGTACTGGTTTATTAAGTATGTGACAGAAGGTCTTGTCTCTCTTACGAAGTCATCCCAGAGAAAGTCTGACAGTGCGGAAACAGCGAGAACCAATGGCTCGTTGTTAACAAGGCGAAGAAACTCGGTTTGTTTTTCGATAGTCATGGTGTGATGTCTGAGATTGATTTAGCTACAAGTTGTTTGGATTGTTCGATCAGCTGAGATACTTTTGTTGCTTCCCTACGTGCAGCTGCGGTAACTCTGTAGCTTCCACCGTCGAGTATTTCATCGAGCTTATTCGCGAGGGTCGAGAGATCTTTATGGTGTCGTTTTAGTTTCTCTACGGTCGAGCTGAGTTCGCTCAAAGACTTAGATGTCTTTGTGAAAACCCCGTGGTACTCAGTCATGATTGCGTTCTGAGCTTTCTTGATGTCCTCCATCTGTTTCTCAGCAGTTGGGATCGCTTGCATCAAGACTTCCTTGATAGCTCGAATGTCCTCTTTGTTTTGGTAGACGATGTGGGGAAAGGGTCGGTGTAGGTGTTCCGCGTAGAGACAGTCGTCACCCTGCACAAGAGCCCAACCACGCATAAACCTGAGGATCTGAACTCTTCGTCGATCACTAATCGATACTCCTCGAGCAGATAGGAGATCGATTACTTGATTGAAACGATCTAAGAATTCCTCGTCGACTTTGATCTCATTTACATCTTTTTGAAGCTGTAGCAAGTCTTCGAACTTGAGATCTGATTCGACTGCAGGTCGTTGCTGAATACCGAACGTCCACTGGTCAAGAATCCGTTTCGATACAGGCTTAAGTAAGGACTCAACAGTCGGCCTGAACAGGAAGCGATCACAGAACGCTTGAAGAGATTCTTCCTGAGGAAACGAGTTAGTGGCGGCGACGATCGACTGAATAGGTGTCTCGATTACATCCTTACCGTTGTTGAAGGTCCGCTCGTTGAGGATCGTCAACAGAGAGTTAAGTACGGCTGAACTCCCTCGGAAGAGCTCGTCGAGAAAAGCAATATTGCTCGTAGGTAGGTAACCCTCTACGTCTCTCGTGTACTCATCCTTAAGGAGTTTGGACACAGCGACAGGACCAAACAACTCAGATGGATCCGTCGTGGGAGAAAGGAGGTAACCGAAGAAACTGCAGCCAGAGAAGCCCTGAGCTACAGCTCGGACAAGCTCGGACTTACCTGTCCCTGGTCGACCGAAAAGGAAAGCATTCTGTTTTGTGATGAGACTGGCGAGCAAGCCGTCAATGACGACACTGCGCTCCAGGAAAGAAGCGTTTAAAGAAGCGCGAAAATTCTGGAGGTTGGCAAACAGGGTTTCGTTCATGATCTAAAAGTCTGGGGTAGTAATAGAAACGACTTCTTTAACAGTGTTATTAAAGGAAATCGAGGAAGCTTTTAATAACTCAGCCTTAGTAGTAACGGACTTTTGAAGCTCCTTTGCTCGTTGTTGGTAGATACCCTTTTCGACTTCTACCAAGCTGCTTATCTCGTCAAGTTCAGCCTGCGTGGTGACCTGTTCGATCTGAGCAAGCAAGTCGGCATATTCTCCGGACAGAGATAAAGACTTTTGAAGTGCTTCAAGTCCCTTGGTTGAGTTACGCGCCTCAACGATTGAATCAAGTTCGCGTCTGATAGCTCGCTTGATTTCGGCGAATTGGCTGAAAGCTTCGTTTCGAATCTTCGGTACAGACGACTGCAGGTTCACACCGATTTCAACCAACCTCTCGGCGAGAGAGGCCACCCCATCAAAACCCTCGCAGTGTTTACTAATCAGTTGTAGATCCTGTGCAACAAGCTGCCAGGAGCCACGAGATTTAGTCGATCCTGTCTGCCTTTCGGAAACGTTAGTTGCCTTCCGGACATCGAGGTCGTCGATTAGCTTTGCTGCCTTCATGAAGGCACGATCAGCTGCCCCTTCCTTCGCCGCCATCAACACCTCAGTGGTGTGCGACAGAGACGCGTGGAAGATCTGATCAGCCAGTGGGTGATCGTCAGCGTGCCGAGCTTCCGTCAGACACACGGGGTTAGGACCAACCACAAATACCTGGATCGGATTCTCGAACTCTTTCTTCGTAGGGAAGAGAGAAAGGTACAGCTCCTTAGCAAGTTTGAGCGCCTCAGGATCTTCGGAGAAGAGAGGATCCAAGAAGTTGTCCACGGTGGTCACCCACTGTGAATACTCCTGATACCAGAGATCGTTCAGGAGACTGTTGAACTCTTTTGCTTTGCTGCGGATGAATCCGATCCGATCCATCGCTTCGTTGAACGAGTCACCGTGGAGGAAATGGGTGTCTCCTTGATTGATGGTGCACTCTTCGTAGAGCTTGTGTTGCTCAGTCCGTAGGACTGATAAGTAATCCTTCAGCTTGCTGGAGAGCACAGGGCGTACAGAGACTGCTCTCTGTTTCTCAAATGCGTCGACTACGGAATCAGGAAGTTTGAGATCTTTGAATTGAATAGTGGTGCTTTGGCGGACCTTGGCGCTGATTGCGACTTGAAGCAGGTAGATGTGGTCTGACATGTTACTTTGTGCGCTTGAAAGCGATGGTGAGGCTATC